TTATAATTGTTTTCATATCTATATCCTCCAAGTGAACTATTAAACCACTCGCCTTCAATAGCTCTTGCAACTTGCAGACCATACTCTAAACTCATTTTCTCTTCTTCAGGTACCACCTGATCTGGAAAACTACTTCGTGTATTAGTGTAAATCATTTATTTTTGTATTTTTGAAAGTACTCCTGTATTATCATATCTCTTAATTCCTAAATTCATTTTTTTAGTAGTTCTATGTGCTAATGGTTTATACTTGTTTTTATTACAAGCCATAATAGCCAAACCAGAACTTATAGAGGCATCATGTTTTGTTCTATTGTTTATATCAAATCTAGCCCAATCTTCTAATGTTCGTTGAAATACCATTTCCCCGAAATCTCCACCATCTTTTAATCCTACGTTATCTTCTATATAAGTTTCTATAGCAGCAGCATGAGCTTGTTTCATGTCTTCACTAGAATTTGGTATTCCTCCCACTTCTTTTTCCGTAACAGATAATTTATTCCATATTTTATCCGGGCGGTTTATCGAAAACATTCTATATCCTCTTCTCTTTAAATAATATAATAATCTAGGTTTATTATTTTCTACCAATATAGGCATGCCGTAAAATACACAAGCCATTAGAACATCCTCGAAAAATGTTTCAGCAGTAGGTGGACGAGATATATATTCTAAAAAAAACTTGTTTGGAGGAGCGTCTTCTAAGGTGAATTTAGTTAGTCCATGTAAAGCTCCATTAGAACCTCTTCTATCTACTGTTCCGGATATATCATAACTATCACATCCAAAAGCTCCTAAGTGCTCATTACCAGGATATTTAGTGCTATTCTTTAATATCACTTGATTTTGAAGACTTTTAGCTGGAATCCAAGAAATAAAAAATCTTCCGTTATTATTAGGCATAAAAATAACCTTAGTATCTTTAATACCATTTTCCCATTGAAAATTTCCTTGAGTAACTTCTGCTTTATTATTTAATTCTTCATTAAAATCTATTTGTTCGTATATTTTAATCAAATTAAATAAAGATTCTTTAGTTTCATCTCTAAAAGCATGTTTTTCTGTACGAGGAAATTGTCTAAAAAATTCATTTAAACCATCTTGATCACTCTTTAATCCTTCAGCTTCATTATCCCAATATTCTATAACACCTATATTGATAGGTAATCCATCAACTCCAATTATAGGTTTTTCAGGGGTATCAAATACTGGGTAACCATATATATCTATATAACCTTCGTAATTCCATTCCATTGGAATAAAAAACGAATACAAACCAGACTTAGTTTGACTATTCTTATTTCGTTGAGTTACATCAGAGCTGTAGTATATATCTTTAAAGTTTCTACCTCCCTTATCTAGAGCATTACTGGTTGATCCCATCATGCATTTACCAATAATCCTTCTACCTAATCTTAAACACGTTTTAGTTACTTTCCAGTTGTTTTTAATATTATCTGGTCTCTCCCATTTACCACTTTCATCGTGAGCTAATAGTTTTAATTTTTCACCATCATAGCTATTATCTCCAGTGTTTTTCCAATCTATAGTTGTATCTAACCCATCGAGTTCTTCTAGTTTTTCTCCAGAATCCAGTTTTCTTCTAGTTAATTTAGAAGCTGGGATTCTATATGCCAATTCGGTTTTAGGACGATCCATACCATCTTGGATGGGTTTGAAAAAGAATGGATAGTTAACCGAGATGGGTACAACTTTATCTGTGAACATTTTCTTAGCATCTGCACCTGTTTTGGATAATACCCCAAATCTTGAATCGCTTGACATTGTGGCTTGATTAACAAGTTCTGCTGAAGCCATAAATGAAAATCCTGATCGTCTGTTTTTAAGGTAACACATCCCGTAACATCTAGTATCTGCTTTACAAGCTTCCCAGAAGTAAAAGAATAATTTGTTTGATTCTCTATAATCTGCTGATCCAACATCAATTTTTGACCACTGTAAATATGTGTAATGAGTACCAGTGATATAGTTAGGAACACCGTTGTTATAATACCAATACCCTTCTTCTCTTCTATTAAATTCTTCTTCGATATAATCAAACCATTGTTCTTTAAATTCTAGTGGGTATTCATCCCATTCAAAAGTACTTTTTATTCTACTTAGTTCTTTTGGATATGGTTGTTTCTCCCAATATTGCTCTTCTTTTTTCTCGCTTCTTTTAAACGCTTTGTTAACTGCTGGTAAAGCAATTCTGAGATTTTGAATTTCAATGATTTCCCCAATTTGTCCTGTTTTACTTATTATAACGAAATCGTAATCTGCATTATAACCATACTCCCATTTCTTAAATCTATTATTCTTTTTTAAGATTTTAGGGTTGACTACATCTTTTATTATCTTAAATAATGTTTGTTGATACTTCATTATTTAGATCGTTTTTCAGGTGAAATAGAATAAGATCTTTTAATTTTATTATCTTCTTTTGCTTTACCTTCTAATATCGCCTCTTCTTCTTCCATCCTATTAAGAATTTCAAAAGCATCAAATATAGCAAGTTTTTTTGTTGCCGCAGCATTTTTAAGTCTATCTGCGGAAACATCATCTGAAGTATCCACAATCGGTTCTTTAGCCACTTTGATAAGTTCCTCAACTGCAATGTGCCCAGCTTGGATTATACTCTTTTTCGTTTCCTTCGTATTCATGTTTTATAACAATATCATTTGATTTCATACAATATAATAATTTTCCATCTATAACAAACTCGAACTCTCCTACTGGTTTGAAAGATACTAACATATCTTTATATATGCCTAATTTATTTAAATATAAATTATCATATTTTAATATACCAATATTTGGTTCACGCTTCCTATTATATAGTGGATTAGTGTTATGAATAGGTGATACAAAACATCTATTCATAAAACTTAACCATTCTTTATCTTTTTTATATAGATAAATTTGATCAGCAGCGCAGAAATATAAATCTTCTTTAAAATAAGATCTACTATTTTTCTCCTTACCTTTTATGTCATAGAATCTTCTAAATACATTATGATGAATCATGACTCTATCACCGATTTTTATGTCGGTTGAAAAAGCCGTAGGAATACCAATAACTACAGCTTCTTTACTAACAGCTTTAAAATCTTCTATTTTAGTATTTAGAACTAATTCTTTATTACCAACCTTTTTTGTATTATTGTATCTTTTGTTTATAGGTTTGACAATGAAATCATATACACTATTCATTATATGCTAAATCATATTCTACAGATATAGCCATATTTGTATTAAATTTTTTCCAAGCTAGTGTTTCATCTCCTTTCTCTATCCATACCATATAAGAATTATCTTCTTTATCATGTAATATACACGATATAGTATGTCCTCCATATACTTCTTGACCTACAGAATAATGCATCGCATCATTTTTATAATCAGAACCTATACTAATTTTCCTTATATTATTCGACATTTTCAACAACTTTTAAATCTGCTTTTTTTTCTTCTTTAACTTCCTTTTCTATAACAGTATATTCCCCTGTTTCAACATTAATATTTATTGCTCCATACTCTTGTTCTAATTCATGTTTAAAAGCATCAACTTCTTTATTTATTTCTCCAAATTGATGTAATAATCCATGTTTTTGAGCTTCAAAATAACCTACGTTATTTAAGATGTGATTAAGGTCTTGTTGTTGTTTTCTAATTGTCTCTAATTGTTCTTCTTTAATTTTCATTTAATTAAATTTATTGTTTGTTTTGTTCTAACTTTATGTTAGTGTTCTATAGTCATAGTAATTGCCATATCTATTGTATCTCCTCCCATTAACCATTTCATTGTAGCATCAGTTGGAGCTGAAAAATAAAGGACAAGTATATCACCATCTGTATATGAAGCAGAAATTACTCCACTATCTTTATATGGCCAAGTCAGAGTATCTGCACTTGTAATTTGTAAACCAGGTAGTGCTAATACTGGTGTATAATTTAAAACCCCTTTATTTGTATCACTTGAAATTAATGGATCTGTTAATTTCCCCAATTCCCAATTAACTGTTGCTGTATGACCTAAAGCATCAACTGGGATTGATGTTGCATGTCTACCAATCCATTTAGTTTGTACCCTTGTTACGGTAAAATCATTATTAACTATCATACATGGTCCTTGATTATTAAGACCAGCCATACTACAAGCAAACATCGCTTGTCTTGGATTTGAAATTGCATTAGCATCATTTCCTATATTTACTGCCAACCCATTAATTTGATGCGACTGTACTATATGTGGAGCAATTCCATCTGCTAATTGAGATAAATCGTATTTATTGTTTGTATTCAAATTGGAATCATATCCCACTATTTTTGTATCTACTGTGGTTGCTCCTGCGTTGAAGTCTGAAAATTTTTCTGCCATTTTTTATTCTGTTATTAATTCTTGGTTATTTTCTGATATAATGTTTTGAGCTAAATTCTCAGTTATAATTTCGTTACCACCTGGTATAGGACCGGGTTGACCAGGTAAATTAAGTATAGAAGGGATTATGTTTAATATGCCTATCCACATCTTAATATAGTGTTAAAATATCATCTAATGTTCCCGCTGATTGAGCTACTACACTTAAAACTGATACGGGTAAAAAACTTCCAGCGTTAACACCTTTATATTCAACTTCGGTAGTTGCTTCATTTATAACAGTAATATCCATTGTAACTCCAACATATATAGCCGCTCCAGGTCCAGGTGTTTGATGAGGACCAGTATTTCCAGCGGCTGTACTAGTGTAAGTATAAGACATTTTTTCGTTCCAATATGGAACTGTATTAAAATTACTAGGCATAGGAGTTATCGGGTCTCCAAGTTGCCATATACAACCTACTGTAGCTACAGCTATAGTACAATCATCACCAGAGCCTCCACCTACTAATGTTAATATATCACCTGGTGCATAACCATCTCCATGAAATGTTAATGAGAAAGTTTGTACCGCCCCACCAGCTTCAGTTAAAACTTCTACCGTGGCACCTGTACCTACTCCATTTGATGTTGTTTCATAAACCTGTGCACTATAACCTGTTCCTGCAGTTGATGGAGGAGCTATTGGAGATGGTGCTAATGTTAAAATACCCTCTTCTGCTGCACATAAACCTGATAAAGCTATTGCATCGTGCGCAAATACTCTTGGTTGTTTTAATGTTGTTCCTATTGTACTCATTTTTTATTTTTTATAATGCTAATTTACCTATTTTTTTTAAAACTATTAATACTAACAATAATACTAATGCTATATATATAAATTCTTTGTATTTTTCCCACCATGATAATTCTCTAAATACTGCTTTTTCTACAGGGACTAAAGTCTCTACATATACAGTATCTCCTAGACATTCTACATCATGATGAATAATTTCTCGTAAAGTGTCATAATAATACTTCAATATAACACGTTCATTGTTTATAACTGTTGTAGTATCGTGTAATTTTATTATAGTAGTTGTATCGTAATTATAGTTTTCTACCACCACTGTATCCCTAACTATTATCGTATCTTTTTGCGATAATTCAGGATGTTTAGTTATTAATCTATTTAATCTCTCTTGAGGAGAACAACAGATAAATAATAAACTTATTAATATTATTTGGATATAATTTTTGATAATGCTTTTTTTAACCATTCTTTTGTTTGATCTCCTTGAAATAAAAATAATGCTAATGCTACACATAGTATAGACAGAAAAGCACCTAATCCTATATGATCATGGTAGAAATAGCAATATATGTCTATCGCTATTAACTTTAATCCTATTAGATTAGTTATTAGGTTTTTGAATTTTGTCCACATAGTTATTTTATTGGTGTTTCTTTAACCCATTTTGCATGCCTAAAATTATATGTATAACCAGGATACATAACTTTTGTATAACCTCTATCATCTGTACCTAAAACTTTAAAATCAACCCCCTCCATAGTAATGTCTCCACCAGGTATTATATTACTTGGTTCATTAACATCTTTACTATTTCTTTTATATCCAGTAGTTGATTTTTTCATAAAGGAATTTCTTTGTTAAAAGCTTCTTGTTCCCAAGGGAATTTTTTAGATCCTTCTAGTATCCACTTGCCTTTGTATTTTATTTTACCATTTTTTCTAGGATAAGTTTTTCCTTTCCAAGTTAAACTATTATCTTCATAATCCAATTCCCCAGCTTTCATTTGATCAACATGAACTTGTTCGTGTGATATAGTATTAGCTTCTTGAGCTGGATCATTTATATTAGAATTTATAGTTATAGTTCCATTTTTATTAGCTCTTCCATTTACTCCATCTTCTTCATCTATTCTATAAATAGGTGTATGAAATAGGGGATAAGGTGGTTTTAAACGGAATGCCATAATTATTTATTTTTATCTCTTTGTGCCAACGATGAAGGGTTATACGGAAACTTATTATTAAGAGCTTCTTTACGCTTTTTACATCCGCAAGGTTTTTTAGTTACTTTACTTACAGCATCAGTAACAGCTTTTATACCCGTAACTTTAGTTATTTTCTCTATTGTATCTCCTAAGCCTTTTGATTTCATTTTATTTTATTTTATAAGGTTATTTAAAAGCGTCAAAAAATTTACCAATACCAATTCCAAAAGCTATACCGGAGTATAACACATTTCCTTGCATTAATATTAATATTCCTATTCCACCAGCTAAAGCTGATTGAAATAATGGTGCGCTAACTACTTTTTTAATCTTTTCCATATTTATTTTTTTGATTTTCTACTTTCTCTTTGTGCCTTTAGTGATGGATAATGTCCATATACACAATTTATAATTCCTTTAGGATTAGGGGCATTGTGAGCTAGTTTAATAGCAGATTTACCTCTTTTTATAGTATTAACTGGATATGTTCCTCCTGGAGCTCCACCAGCTGGACCACAAAATACTTTTACATTGGGATATTCCCCAGCATTAGATCCTCCTTCTTTAGATTGATCTTTTCTTTGTTTTTTTGTTAATTTTGCCATTTTATAGGTTTTCATATTCACACGTTGCATCAAAAGATGGGCATGCTTTGTTTGCAAAATCATTATGAGAATGTATACACGCTTCAGGATACATAGCTTTTAAAGTTCTAAGTACACATAATAAAGCTTCTATTTGCTCATAATTTCTAGTATCTTTTGGGGTTTTACCATCTGCTTCAATACCACCGCAATAACATATACCTATTGAATTTCTATTATGTCCTTTACAATGTGCCCCCATGGTAGCAATATCTCTACCTTTAAATATATTTCCTTTTAAGTCAATATAAAAATGATAACCTATATCACTCCATCCATTTCCGTCTACATGCCAGCTTTTAATCGTATCCACTGAAACGTTTTGACCTTCTCTAGTAGCAGAACAATGTACAATTAATTTATTTATTTGTCTCATGTATTAATCTTCATGAAATTTATGGCAATCACTGCACCATGTTCCTTTGTTTTTCAAAGTATCTCCAGCAGCTGAAAAATTACCTTTTACACTATCCATATGCTTATAGTATTCGCTCCTATTATGCTC